ATACCCACGGCGCCAACGTGCCCAGGATGATTCCCGATCCATTGCGACAATGGAGTTTGGCACCGCACCAACAGAAAATTCCGTAGAGATTGGTTTAATTGCGCCTAGTTTAAAATCAATCTTTTGGCTAAAATTGCCAAAGAGATCACCCTTCTTGGGCGACATGACTTAGAAGAAGCCGCCTTGTGCGTAGACGTGTGCCCCAGGAATGTATCCAGAGATGTTGGGACCGTCTGCAAATACACCCACATAGAGGCGATCGCCACGCTCCAGGTAAATGCCTTTGTTACGCAGAGGAGCAGTCTGGCCAAGTCCTGTGGTGTTACCTGCGGAAACAACAGGAGCAGCCAGTTGAGGCATCACGTCAGCACAGTCGACTTCTTGTGCATCAGCCGGCACACGCTTGGCAAATACAACTTTGTAGTCACCAGAGGCAGGGATGGGTGTGGTCGTACCACGAGTCTGGTAAACAACAAAAGTTACTTCGGGCTGGGATCCGTACTTAATGCCGTTGTAACTAAAGCCGCTTCCAATGCCGCCCGAGTAAATCAGGCTGGTGTTAATACCTGTCAGGGTAGTTGCCCCTGTGTAGGTGTAGTAACCATACCCGCTTTGAGCAGGGGTGGTAAGAACACCAGTCTGAGAGATGAAAACAATTTGACCGCTGGTCAGCGAAATAGGAGTGCCAGAGGTTGCGGTGGCTACTGTGTAGTCCGGATCACGGTAGTAATCATTGCGGACAATACTGATGGAATCAACAACACCACCGCTGTTATTATCTTCGCTAAGGTTGGCGTCCATGTCCACCAAGATGGAGGGCGCCTGGCCCCCCTGGACAAACAGCGTGTTAGCTGAAGCGCTGCCTACAGTTTGAGTTGTGACACGCACTGAATCAAACAGTGGGCGATCAACCAACAGGGGCTGCTTGTTTGTGCTAGTCGAGGACAAGGTTCTACTGCGCTTTTACTGATTTTCCAATTCTAACGTGATTTAACCAATAGGCCTCATGTTAGCTAGAAAATCTAACGGATCAATCCCCTGGGCAGGAGTTAACAGCCTAGCCATTAACTCTTGCTTTACCAGATCAGTAGTAGAAAGTTCCTTGGGTTGGCTGCCTGCCATGGCTGACATGAATCCCTGCAGGAAACTACCCGCAGATACATCTTGTCCGCTACTGGCTTGTTGTTGAGCTGTAGAAGCTGGTTGAGCAGCCTGCCCATAAATTTTCTGTAATTCAGAAAGTTTTTTGACAGGTTGACCGTAATAGCTTTTACCGCTTTCCGTAGGAAGGGATGCCCATTCTGGAGCAAGTGCTGCAGATACGCGAGGACTAAAACCTTCTTTTTCTAAAACGGACAAGCCCCCAATTGGCATCAAACGATTCCGTAGGAGTCGAGTTGCCGCAAGATCTTGGTTTTGCGCACTAAAATCAGACAGACCTAGGGCTTTTGCTTGCTCGTTCCAGGTGGGCGACAAGAATTGATAAGCGCCTGCCGCAGTACTTGTATAACCACCACCTGTGATGGCTCTGTCTGGATGCCGTTTTAAATCCGGGGCAAGACTGCCGCCAAACATAACGCGATAAGAATCAGGGCCGCCACGTTCAGTGCCTTCTGCAAAGCGGATAACACGCAATGCATTTTGAATAGCAGGTTTTGATACGTAGCCCTGTAGTAGTTCGCGCTCAGTCATTTTGATTGCCTTATTCTCCTACCCAATTTGAACTTGCTTTGAGACCAGGGATAAATACGGTTTGCAGCGCAAGGGCCGTAGCTAGATGGGTCAAAGTACGTTTAACAAACTTAGGGCAGAGAATCATTGGTTTAAAGCAACTACACTGGCACCCGTAGATCATAGATCTGTGTCCAGTTGGCTGGGCTTACATGCTACGCAATGCCAGGTGGTTATTTCTTAAGTTGTTGAAGAAGACGTTCAAAGTCAGCCGTGTCAAGAACAGAGGGCTGGCCGAAGGCACTTTGTGCAGCAGAGGTTGCAGGTGTTTGCGCAGCTTGTTGCGTGCCAAAGGGAATGGCAGGTGTTTGCATCAGTGCTTGGGGAATGTTGAACCCTGCACCAAAGCCAGCTCCTTCGGGGAGTCCAGGAACACTGGTCGGGAACCCTTGGGGTGTCGGTACTAATTGCTCCTGCATTCCAAAACCTTGGCCTGCGCGTGCGGCATTACCGGCCAGTGTACCTTGGATAGCTTCATAACCGGATTGACCGGGTTTTACTTTGGCAGCAAGGCCAGGATTTGCCTTTGCCCACATCTGCATGCCGATATCGCGGGCGGCATTCATTTCTTCTTGGGTCTTGGCTCCAGCGCGAGCAGCTTCATAACGCTGAAGCTCAGGGTCTTGTGCAGTGAGCTGAGCAACGCGTGATGCTTCTTGCTGATATGCACGTTCGGCGGCAGGAGAAAAATTACTTACTGCAGAACTAACGCCTGAGTAACCTGCATTACCGCCACCACCACCGCCACCACCAGGTCTAGCAGCATCCGCTAAACGCAGCTCAGCGCGACGATAAGATTCGCCGTTAGCACTTGGAGGAATAGAACCAATTACACCGCTGTAAAGTTTTCGGTTTGCAGCAACTGCGGCGGGGTTAGAGCCAACATATGGACTCCTTCGGCCCGGCGGCACAAACTGATTTTCAATACTTGTCCCAAGGTTTCGGAGACCTGTAAAAATGTTATCTTTCAGTATGTTAGATAAATCCATTAGCGCCAAACCTCATGTAAATAAAGACGTGAGCCAACTGCAGTGTCGGCAGGTCCAGGTAATGCCTGGATGAATTCTGCGCCAGAGCGTTCGTAACGATAACGAGCTTGGAACGGATCTTTGTAGTTAGGGACGTAAAGAATGCCAGCCAAACGATTTGTTTCGTAGAGATAAATCTCGTCCCAAACCTTTAACGCTTCCTTGGCATTACTCGACCGAATAGTACGGTCAACGTCACCAGCAATACTTTCGAGTCTAGTGGAAGGAGAAGTAGCAACTTCAGTTTTCTTTTCAGCCGTATCACAACGGCCAATCTGAATTGCGATCTTGTCGTAAAAATAAGAATCAGGTACTGTGTTAAGAGCTTCTTCTAAACGGGCGTAGTCACCCGCCGGCACGGAAACCGTGAAGTAGCCCAGGTGGTACCGGACCCTACTTTTGTCAAAATCGCTGAGCTGCACAGCTTACTTCCGTATGTTTTTAATTATAGATGCAGTAAATTAACCAACGTACGGATTCGGCATGGACTGAAGTAATTGCATGTACATGTCGGAATTGTCGGCTGGCTGCAAGAGTTGTTGTACAAGTCCGCGTTTCATCTGCGTGGCTGCACTCTCTTTCGGGGTACCTGCAAAACCTGTGCCGAGGAGATAACCAACTAAAAACTCTTTGGGGTCAGTGGCCGTACTTGCAGGAGTACTGGTAGATGCAGTTGACCCCATCCCAGTCTGTGCTGCACCGGGCATTACGTCAGTCAGCTTGCCTTCTGGAGTTTTATATCGACCAGTAGCAAGCCACTCAAGCTGTGGATCAGTGATGAACTTTTGGCCTTGTAGTGCCAAATGCACGTGAGTGTCATGACCCTTATCACCAGGACCAAGAGCTTCGTTGAATAAGCCAAGTTGTTTTGCACGCCATGACATCTCACCTGTGCGCTGTTTCCAGGGGATAGGCTTACCTCCTGCATAAGCAGGTGCTACGTCTGGACGCCAATCTCGAACGTCAATTGCTTCGCCGGTAGGATGATAACCCGTTGGAGAATGCCCACCACCAACACCGCCAAATGCCGGGTTCTCGCCAACATTCAACCCATACTTTTGTAGGAATTTACCGACGTCAACAATAGAACGCTTAGCCATATCCTTTTATTTTTAATTTTAAGACTAAAAAACCCCTGGTTTCCCAGGGGCAGTACTTGGAGATGAGAATTAAACCCTAATTAAATCAGCAGCAAACACTGCGTCCCAATCAATACGTCCAACCTGTCGTAGTTGTTCGAGGGTATGGAACCTTTCACCCGATAAGGACATTTGAAGGTCTTTAATTTCTCGAGCAGTTTTTAATCCAACACCCTTAATATGATCAGCGATCATTTGAGCGGTAGCTGAATTAATGTTTAAACGCACGTCCGGTGGGAAAGTTCTCGGCTCTTCTTGTGCAGCTTTATCTTTTACTTGAAGAGTTTTTACCTTTTTAGTGGCCTCTTCATCGGGCACAAGCTCAGTTTTGTAAGCGGTATAAAGACGACCGTCCTGATCTTCGACCATGTACCAGTCGCCGTTATCCCATTCGCTTACAACTTTGACGCGTGCACCTGTCTTTTTATGCTGATAAAGCATTGCCGCAGTGATTGTCATAGGACCAGTAGTTACCTGGTCCTAGTTTAACCTAATCAGCTAACGGTGCGACCCAGAAGATAACCTTCGATGTCTTCGTAGCCAGGAGCAATGTCGGGCTGGATGTAGCACACTTCCACAACCAGGTAACCAGTGCGGCCGGCAGCAGCGTCACCGCTGGAGATGTAGAAACCACCAGAAGTAGTGGTGCTGTTAGCGGTTTCCTTAGCGAACACCTTGAGGGTGGTGGCGGCAACAGCGGCGTAGTTGACGGTGCCAGGAGCCACGCCAGTAGCGCCGGTGATGGTCAGGAAGGGGTTGGTGCCATAACCAGCAGTAGCGCCAGCGAAGTAGATTTCGCCAGCCTGGGTGCCGGAGATGCTAGAAGTCAGGTTGGCCTGAATCACACCTTCGCCCACGCCAGAAGCGGCGGTGGGGTTGCTGGAGGCAACACGACCAAACGAGATCACGTTACCGGTGGCGGCATACACACCAGAAGCCACGCGGCCATCGCCCCAGCCAGAAGCCACGGAGATCGCAGTGCGATACACGTAAGCAGGAAGGGTGGAGCTACCAGAGATCACCATGCCGGTGATGTCGGTACGGGTGTCGTCCTGGCGGTAAGGCGAGGGAACGATCACGTCAGCAGAGGCGACAGGGCCAGAGCCAGAGGTGGCGGTAACAGCCACATAACCACGCTGCTGGAAGTAGCGGTAACCAGGGGTAGCCAGCACAGAAGTGGGGCCGCCCTTGGAGAAATCATTGGTGCCATCGGCAATGGCATCAATGTTTTTATACCAGCCGTTCAGGGGTTCAGCCCAGTTGCCGGGATAAATTTTCTTAGCGGACAAATAGGTCATTTATCTTTTCCTATAAATGTGTATGGTTAACTATCAGACCACACCGTCATCAGACACATAGCTGAATGCGGTGGTCACGAAGTCCTTGTTCAGGATTTCGAAGCCGGCATACAGTTGCCAGATAAGGATGATGAAACGGCTGAAGTCGTCGTTGTTGTTGATCAGAACTTGAGCATTGGGGCCGCCAATACCCACGCCGATCGACTGAGGACCGAAGAAGTAACCTTGGGCAACTTCTTGGGAAGTGTAGGTGCCGCCGGTGCCGGTGAAAGAAGTGCTGATGTTCTTGGTCGGGAAGTTGGTCGACTCGAAGAACTTAACGCCTTCAAACTGCACGCCGGTAGGCATAACAGGTTCGCCAGCCAGGAAATAGCCTTGACCAGCTTGGGGACCTTGGTAGAAGCTGGCGTTGTTAGGCAGCATGGGGTTACCCATGTACATGCCTTGGCCGGGGTTACCAGCGTAACGAGCAATCTCACGGAAGTCAGGATCACGACGCAGGTGCATCATGAAAGTGGGATCGCAAATACAGCGATACAGACCATCAGCAAAGGTAGGAACGTTGCGCTTACGCAGGTCCTTAACAATGTTCAGAAGGTCGGTACGCACCGAGAACTGCTGCACGTCGGCAGTGTACTCGTCAGAGGTATAAGCGATACGACCAGAGGAGTCCTTGGCTTTGTTACCAGCGAAGTAGTAACCGCCTTGGGTGGTGCTAGCTTGACCATTGGCTTCGGCTTTGGCAAGTTCATCAATGAACACGCGGTCGCGCCAACGACGGTAGTCATCAAGCAGCGTCAGGCTACCGATGGACTGGTGGAACATGTTCAGGTTGCCGCTATCAAGCAGCAGACGCTGAGCAGTGATCAGAGTTTCGCGAGCGATCTTGAAGGTCGAAGGCTGGGTCGGATCACCAGGGTCCGCAGGACCGGTGTATTCCTTAAGCACCACCAGAACTTTTTCCTTGGTGATGTTACGGCTGTTAGCGGTACCGATGGTTTGGTCGGCGATACGCTCACGGCTATCCTTAGTACCAGGGGTACCCCAGAACTTATAGCGGTCTAACTGAACGGTTTGACCAGGCTGACGGGTGAAGTCGTGGACAACCACGGGCTCCACAGCCATTTCAGTGATATAGGCAGGGTGGGGCCGATATAATTCGGCGCCCAAAATTTTTGGAAAGTCGTTGTCAATAAACACCTTGGTTTATCCTCCAGTGTCAGTGTTTTTATCGGGTGAAAGATAAAGACACATATGTCTTATCTAACACAAATTTTAGCAGACAGTAAACTTAGATTACATGTACCGCAAAGTTGTCATCGATCCATCGGTGGTTGCAAGTGCACCCATCGTGTTACTCGAGCCATATTGCTCGGGATCCATGTACTGCTGTTGCTGGAAGCCAGGGATTCCCATTGCACCAGGTACAGCACCAAGTGCAACACCGCCTAAGCCGGCAGCAAGTGCAGAAGCGGGAACAAGTCCTGCTGCGGCAGCTTTACCCAAAGCACGGGGATTTACTTTACCTGCTGCTTCTGCGGCATTTAAAAGAACCGCTTGGCGTTTACCGCCTTCACGATTTTTTACCGCAGAATTAAGAAGTTTCTCTTGTACATCTTCTGGCATGTATTTACCAGCAAGTGCACGGGCTCCAAGTAAACCAGCAGCACCACCAAGAGCACCAGCAGCGCCAGCAAGAATTGCAGAGCCTGGATCTTCACCTTGAGAAAGGGCGTACCCACCCGTGGCCAAGCCAGCGGCAATAGGTACGCCTAATTTAAGAGCGCCACGCATGGCCTCACTCCATCACAAACAGTTTGTTTGCAACAACTTGAGGTTGAGCTTGGTTCAGAAGACGCCAAGCATTCTCAGGACTTACATCCATTTGTTGCTTAAAGCTGCCCCAGAAGTTTTCAGGCTGTTGGGGAGCAGAAGCAGCGGGAGGTGCAGGAAACTGACCTAAGCTTTGATAAGCAGAAGTCGTGGGATAGCCACGGGTTTCCAGTTCCGACTCATCTTCGTACACGGGGTACGGACCTTCGGGACCGAAGAACTTCAGCGTGTAATCGCTGAGCACATCGGGGTTGGTCAGGATTTCGTTGTAGGCCAGGTTCTCTTGGTGCTCAGCAACAGAGAAGTCAGCAAAACGATGAAGGACCTCTTGTGCTTTACCGCCCCAAGCAACAGCGCTATCCAGCATGGCTTCCAGTTGGAGGCCGTAGTTATTGAGGATGGCGGGTGCGTCCCAGCCGTAAGCGTCAATTACGTTTCGGCTTTCGGGACTTAGGTGCAGGTAATCGGCGATCGCCGTTTGCACTTCGCTCCGGAGCTCGTTGGCCACTTCCGGGGAGGATGCCGCTAAGGAGATTAGGGAAGAGTTGGGCGAGTAACCCTGGTTGGGTGACCAGGTCTGCGGAGCCGATTGTTGCGTAGCTGGGTTGCTGTACTGCTGACCGTAATTCGCCGGGGCGTAATCCGTCGTCGGATATGACTGACCCTGGAACGGGGATTGAACTGGACTGCTCAGCAGACCCACCACTTTGTTGAACGCCGACTCCCATGGGTTGGCCTGAGGGGCCGCCGGTTGGGATTGGGGGGCGTACTGAGTAGGGGCTGATTGGTAACTGGGGGCCGCTTGAGGCACCGCTTGGGGGTAGCTGGTACCCACCTGATACTGAACCGGCATCCCCATCGGAGCTTGAGGTGCCGGAGCTTGGGCCGGTACCACGTAGCTGCTTGGAGCCACCGCCACTGGTGATTGGCTCGTCTGTGGGATCGATTGGACGGTAGCGTCCTGCATAACTCATCTCCTTTTGTAGAGCTTCTAATGTTCGATACAGATATGGGGTTAAATCCAATCTTGGATCCGCAGCCATCGGTAAGTCCGGTGCCTGTGGGTGAGGAGTCTGCATCATGCCCCCCACTAAGCGAGCAAATTGAGAGTAAGCACCCTGCAATTCGTTCACCATCCTGAAAGGGAACCCAGATAACATCTCGGCCCTTTCCTCATCCGTCTTAGACGGAAAGAGGTATTTCAGTGCTTCAATGCTATCAACACCTAATTCCTGTAGGTTTCGTACCACGATGGAGTTGTTGAGGATGTCTTGTGTAGAGTCCTCATAGACAGGGCCCATCCAACGCCATAACACTGTTACGTCACCGTCAGGAATAAGGCCGATAACCTTGGGTGGAATTTGTTGTGTCTCCACACAAGCCATCATAAGTTTTTTCAACATCTCGTTGTGTTGCTTCATCGCCTCTTCGTAGGCAGCCTCTTCTTCAGGACTTGCACCTAAAGCTAAGTCCACTGGCTTCTCAAGGCCGGCTGCCATGGCAAGAGTTGTTTTGAACAACTGCTCTTCTTGGTAGATAATTAACTCAAGACAACGAGAGATGCCGTGAGTATAAATTGCGTTTGCTTTCTTTTTAGATGTTGCAGCAACACGACCGAACAAGGATTTGTATTCTGTTGCGGTGACGCCTGCCGAAATTGAAAGTTCGTCAACACCACCTAAAGCAGTACGAATCTCTTCGCGATACTGACGGGCAAATGCGTTCTGGTCACCTGTGATTGCATCAGGAACGATGTAACCAACTCGGTCGTTTGGTTCCAGGTTCGCAATAACACGTGGAACTCGGATCTGACCATCTACACCACGACTAACGGGATCAGCCTTAAAGGTTGAACGACTCAATGCCGCGGGACTTGTAAAGCCAGAGTTAGCAGCGATTGAAGGGCGCTGGACCACGGAGTCACCACCTGCTTCCATCAAGTCCGTCTTGGGACGAGAAGAAAGAAGGGTAGGGTTACCAAAGAACGTGATGTTTTTGCGCATGGTGCGCATCAATTCATCATGAGTACAGATATGGTTTGCTACTGCGTCAAACTCTCCGGAACCCTCGTTGGAGAAACCTTGAGTATTGTTGATGATCTCTACGCAGGGAATAAAACCAAGACTATTTTTAAGCTGCTTGGTGCTCCCAGTCAAAGCATAGGTAGGCATGTCGAAAGTCATCTCCGAATCGGAGTGAGTCTCTTCAATTTCCTTTGCCTTAATGGACAGACGAATATAACGCTTGGCCCCAGGGTTGTAAGTGCTTTGCGTTCCCGTAAGATTTGTTGTATTCAGCTGATCACCAAAGCCGTTACCTTTACGAACCTTGTAGCTGTAGATGATTACAACTTCATCCAGCTCGCCATCAACGTTGTAATAGGCACGATATTCGTGCTCACGAAAATAATAAAGCCTGTAGTTTTGCTTGGTAGGACGGATATAAAAAAGACCTTTGCCATCACACAGGAAATATTCCCAGATCGAATCAAGGCGTGTATCTAGTTTGTTGTACTTCAGTACACGGTCCAGGAAGTCTTTGCGTTGTGCACCAAAGTTATCCTGAGATGGAAAGAATTCAACTCCTTGGCGGATGCCAAAAAGTTTCATCTGAGCAATGTGGGCTGCGACAATGCTAGTGTCGACGACAACGTTACTATCCTTGTTGAGATAGGCGTCAATAATTTCGTTAAGTCGTGCCTTAGCGTCAGCCACTATTGCTCCTCTGTTTTATCAATACTAACAGTAAATCAAGAAAGTGTTTTGCCTTGGAAACCAGCGGGTGGCACCATCTGGCCAAGTTGTGGCCCGGCAAAAAACCCAGCGTTACCCATTGGTGTTCCTGTTGCTCCAGGTACAAAAGCACCTTGCACACCTCCGCCCATAATCTCACGAAACCGTTGAAGACCTCGCTGCTCTTGAGCTGGCCCCAGAATGCGATTTAATTTCTCCAGTCCCATGTGATGCTGAAAATCAGCTTGGGACATGGGCAGGCGCGGGTCTTGTCCTACAGGAATGCCGCCAGCGAGTAACCCGCCGGGATTTAAGTTGCCAGGTGCCCCAGGAACGTTGCTTTCACCTGCGAAATACATTTGGAATCCTTCTTTGTTTCTATTTTACTCTTCTATTACTTCGTATCCAGCGGAGTCGTTGACTTTGGTAAGAGAGATGCCGGTACCACGCACGTCCCAGTTGAGTACGTCTCCTTCTTGCCAACCCAGCTCTTCGATTACTTCGTCTGGCAATGTGATGTATTGATCGCCGTTTTCGTCTTCTTGGACCTCAAGGATGTAACTCATTTGGACAAAAGCTTTTCCATTAGCTTATCAAGCTTATTATTAATTTCGCGAAAATTATCATGCATTTCTTTTATCTCTCTAAGGAAGTCAACCTTAAGAACGTACTCCATTGGCATTCGGTTGATTTGATCTTCCAAAATATCAATCCTGCGTTTTTGCGAATCAGTATATTTCAGCGTGTTTTGAATACGCTCTTGATGTCTATCTAATATTTTATTGGCGGTCCAGGAACCGCCTGTAATTGCCGATATCACTGCAGTGATCGCAATCGCTACATACTCTGGTCCCACAGCAGGAAATTCTTTTTTTCAATTCTACAATTCAATAATCAAGTTGAAGTTTGCCTTTACGCATCAGGCCATTGATGAGCCACACAAGAGCGTCAACGCAGTCATCATGACTGCTGACACCAAAGTTAGTCATTTCTTCAAACATTGCAGTGAAGTTCCGGAAACGATTGAAGATAATTTTGCGATCTTCAAACATACCCATACAACCACGGAATCGAGCCAGTTTATCTGCTCGGAAACCTTTAACGGCATGCCAGTTAATGTTGTACAAGTTCTCACCGTTTAAGCAAACACGTTTAAAGTCAGCCTCCAAAGATGCCTGGTACTGTACGGCTTCTGAGTAAATGTCGCACGTTGAGTAGGTCGG